AAAACGACTCCGACGGGCTCAAAAAAGCTCGCCAGAGCCATTATTAAATAAGACCATATTCTATCTATGTCTAAATATTTCATTTTTTCTTTCCCCCTTTGCAAGCCATTTTTACCACCCCCTCTCTTATTTTAGCATTACCTTTGTATATCATTCTAATCCTCTTATTTCTTCTCTCCAAGCCTTACGCTGAGCCTTTTTAGCCTCCCATTCTTCTTCTGTATACTCGCCATCGAGGTACTTCTGTCCCCAATAATCACTATCAGCTAAGAGTTGTTTTAGCTCGGCAATACGTTGCTGTTTTTGATATGTATGGTTAGAATCCTCAATAATCTTTTCTCCGTCCCAGATATACTCTTGGATATGCTCAGCTATCTCATCGGATATTTCTATATTCTGAACACCTTGAGTTAATTGTCTGCACTGTCCACAACCATCTAATTTTCCATTATTTATAAAAGCGTAATACATTATTATTCTCCTAACTGTTTGTACCTATACGGCGGTACCCTATCAAAGATATACTAAAAGTACCAGTGTTGTTGCTATCTTCGTTCATTTTTAGCCATCTATTTGCTCCTATCGGCAATTTGAAATATCCTGAACATATCATCGCCGATGATGTCCTTGTTATTACTTGTGCGATACGGTTGGAGTTTGTGAGTATATCTCCCATAATTTTAAGCGTTATTCGATTTCCCGATGATGAACCGGTCGTTCCTGATGCATAACCTATAACCTCATAATTATACCCATCATCGGGTAAATAAGATGATAAACTATAACTAAGTGGCGTTGTTGTAGGAGCTGTTTCACTGCTTGCAACGGTTAAATACTTCTCCACCCACTGTCCATCAATAACCTTTTGACCAGTGCTATTTAAGTTGCTTAAATCAACATCTGCTTTGCCGTTCAGGTCTGTTGCTATCTCATCAATATCTACTTCAATGTCTGTCTTTGTTAAGGTTGCTATGACAATATAATAAAGTACCTTTATAGATTGAGGTTGAACTGTGGTAGAGTTGCCATAGATAGAGTTTGAGTCAGAAGCATCTAAAACATATATACCTTCTCTACATGAAGTCGTACCTGTCGTTGAAGACGGAGTTGTTCTTAACGCTGTACCATAAGAGTCTGAAAAAGCACCAGACTTTATCATATTATCAACGGTTGTAGAGGATGAAGTAGATTTTGCAGCGTATATACCAACTTGACCAGTAATATTCGGCAATCCTGCCTCTGTTAAATCTCCTAAAACTGTCGGGTCAATTGTTCCCTCAGTAAACCCTGTTATCTTTGGCAAGCGAACTGTATTATTGACGCTATCATAAACAAACTTGCCACAAACTCCGTAATCGGTAACAGTTTGTTGCCAGTCTGCTTCTGAACAGAAACAATCAGGATAATCAGATACAAGCCCTGCCATATATGTTACAAAAGCACTATAAGAGCCTGAGCCGCTAATTAACGAGCCATCTAATAAATGTAAGCCTGCGTCTGTCAGAGGTATTGTAGACTGGATAATCTCGCCGATGTTGTTGTTCTTAAACGCTGAACTGCCACCGGCACTAATACAATTTTCTCCTAAATATAAACTCATTATGCTGTCCTTTCAAAAATGTTGACTGGAAGTATTGAACGTGTCACTGTACCAACAACGTGAGATTTTGTTGCGTCAGGATGTAACCCTAATACTTTACCTGTTTCCACATTAGAGCCAGCACCGCCTGCTGAACTACCAATGTCTGCATCAATAGTTGATGTTTCAGAAAATCCATATGTACCAACAGCTTTTAGTCCGCATTCATAAGATTCCCCTTTGAATACAATTCCTTTACCGTCTCCTTTAACAGGAACATTCGTATCAACACTTGTTACAATACCGCTGCTTTGCAAAGTCCAAGTACTGCCACTTATTAAAGCACTCAAAGGGCAAGTGTTAGCTGTCGTGATATAGACCGACCCGACGGGATAAAGAGCTTCCAACAGGCTCAGAGAAACATCTGTGTCATCTGTGATGTTATATAGCGTGTTAGCGTCTTTGGTAACAATAGCGTCATACTGTTGACGAGTTCCTGTCCAAGTCTTAATGGCTGTTGTCGTTGCGTTTTGGTTGATAACACCTACTGTTTGTAATTGTGAGCTTCCGTTTAAAGTGATACTCTTATTATCTAAATCAGGTGTTGAATTGATTGTAACCGAGCTTAATACAGTTCCTGAAGAGTTCTCTAAAGATAGTGTATTCCCTGTATAGTCTAGAGAATTACCTGTAGCAGTGATTGTAGAAAATTTGTTATCTGCCTCTCCTTTAGTATAGTAAGCACCTTCTGAGCCTACGTATGACCAACTCTTAACTCCACCAGATTCCACACATCTATAGTAGGTTGCAGCGTTGCTGTGGGTAGAGTCAACTAAAACTTTAATAATATCATTTACTGGAACTGTTGAAATATTATAAGCCTGTAATTCTACATAAGTTCCTACAATGTCAAACACGTCTGAACTAGCTACGATTGCGTCAATCTGAGTCTGGAGATTGTTCAGGCTAGTGTAAACCCCTCCTGATTGTACAAGATTAGTAGAACTTGAAGTAGGACTAGCATCAGATACAGCTGAAATTTGATTATTTGCTAGGCTTATATTTGCACCTGCTGTCGGTTTGTGTAGAATGTAGGCTTTTGAAGATGTGTCTGTCTCTGTCCAGTCTGAGTTAATTTGACCTGTGGCTGCTTCTGCTGCCCAACCTTTAGCTGAGTGAAGTCCTCCCAAAGCCTGAACTTCTTGATCTGTTCCCTCTGCCCAAACTTCTGCATGATCTTCTGAGGTAGCAGCTGCCGTTGCACTGCTTGAGGCTTGAGTAGCCCAATATTTAGATGAATTTCCGGTCGGTTCGCTTGGATCCCCGACTGCCCATTGTTTAGCTAATCCTGCTTGAGTTGTGGCTGTTGTTGCTGCTCCTTCTGCTATGCTAACTTGAGCATCAATTAAACCTTTCTTTTCGGTGTAATTATCATTAAAATCGGAGGTTTTGTTTTGAGCGTTTAAATCAAAAGCATCGGTTTTATCAGAGGCATTGTCGTTAAAATCCCCTGTCTTATCTGTAGCATTATCATTAAAATCGTTTGTTTTATCGACTGCATTGTCGTTGAAGTCTCCGGTTTTATCCTGAGCATTTGAATTAAAATCATTTGTTTTCTCAACGGCGTTTGCGTTAAATTCTGAAGTCTTCTCCTGAGCGTTTAGATTAAAGTCCGAGGTTTTATCTGAGGCATTAGAATTAAAGTCTAAAGTCTTTTGAGTAGCATTAGAGTTAAAATCGGAGTTTTTGTTTTGAGCGTTTAAATCGAACTCATTAGTTTTCTCTACAGCGTTCCCATTAAATTCAGTGATACCTTCCTGAACGGCTTGTTCGATCTCTTCTGTTCCGGTTCGAATATAGTTAATAGCTTCTCCTACGTTAATTTGAGCAGCTTCCCCTACGACTGCGTTTATTTCTTCCCCTTCAATAATGACTTGGAGTAGTCCTTGGTTTACATCATACTGCATTTAGTCCTCCTGTGTTATTTGTTCAGTGATTCTAAACGTAGCTACTTTATTAACGTTAGCAGGGTAAATTGTATTAACGGATCCGTCTGCCATGGTTAATTGAATATCCGTCAAATAATCTCCTACATCTATTGAAGTCTCGGTTGGAGTAAGAAGTAAAGCCATCTTCCCATTTAATACATCTACCGGAGTTCCAGAAACAGAAAAAACGAGTTCTCCGCTCGTTGTTCTAACTTGCATGAGTAAACTCGCTCCTGTTAAGTCGGTTGGCTGTCCACAAATTTTACTTACCGCTATGTTAATTGTGAACGAATCCCCTTGTCTGACTTCAATAAGTTCTTGTTTTACTTTCCCTGTCATTTATCCTCCTTTAGGTTCATTTCACACCATTTCGCCCATTTTGAGCAGATATTTTTCATGTAAGGTTTGCACGCTTCTAATACGTCTCCGTTTACTATATCGTTAAGTTCTTCCTTTTTTAATCCATCGTCAATCTCACAAATACGAGAAAATGAAATTCCCTGTTTGATTAGGTTAATGAAAATCTGTCTCTTTTTGTGGATCATATTTACTTTAGAGGCGTTCTCTTTTCTCTTTAGATAGAGTTTAATCTCGTTAGCTTTGTGATGTGCCATGAATCCAATTCTACGGATTGCCCAAATTTTTTTATTTAAAGCAATTCTTTCCTTGAAAGTCTCATGTTTTAATCTAGTTTTCTCTAACTCGATCCCTTTAGTCTTAGATTCATGAAAGATTTTCTCTAAAGTTTCTAAATCGTTAATCTTAAAAATCTCTTCCTGAGTAGTTGGAAAAGAAAAAGAATTATTTTTTTTATTTTCATCTTTCTCCTCTTCCTTAGTTTCAACTACCAAAAAAGGATTTTCAGGTTCTTTATCCTCTTTAATTCCTAAAATAAGAATAACGGCTTCCTTGATAGCTTTACGTTTCGTTTCATCTTTTTCGGCTACGTACGCTTTGAGTAACTCTTTTACTTTTATGCTATCGCTTTTTTGTGCTTCCTGATACCAACTCATTACTCTTCTCCTAAGAATTTTTTCATTAAGGCTTCTCTTAATTCTGGGTTGGATTCATTCTGATAATCTTTCATCAAAGCAGCTTTATCTTTACCCTCTGTTGATCCAGTGATTACCGGCACTCCCTTATGTTCTACAGCTTGAGTTAGTAAAGTAACAATTTTATAACCCATAGCATCTGAATCTGCCAAGTTTCTTAATGCTTCTTTCATTTCTGGATTATTTGTAAAGATAGAGGGACTGTTTAAAAAATTCTCTATAATGACGTTGTTTTCTTCAAGCGTACGTCCTAAATTTTCCAACATAGGTTTGGCTTTTTCGAGTTCTTCTTCATAGATTCTAGCTTGCTCGGCTTGTTGTTCTTCCTCACTCATGAATAATTGTGAGGCGTTTTTCATATTATGATCGGCAAATAATAAAGCCTCTCTCTCCCCTATATTATTTTCTTTGCACCATTTAAAGAACTCGTCCATACCGTTCTTAACAGATTCATCTTTCATTAAATTTTCATAGGAAGAATCAGCTTTGAAGTGTTCATAATAACCTTCAGCTGTTTCCGGCACTCCGTTCTTCTTCATGAATTGAGATTGAAAATAAGATGTGCTCTTTTTTTGGTTTTCTAAATCACGTGCTAATCCTGCTACTTTTTCAGGATCAAATACCCCTGCTTCTCCGTCTTTAAAATAAGCAGATAAATCTGGGGAATTATCTTGAGTTTCATTATTCGAGACTTGGGTTTCCTGTGCTTCTTCTGTCATTTTCCTTTTCTCCATTGTTAATTAAAAAATATTGATTGATAAAATATTGATACATTTCCGCAACTGCCATAGCTACTTTTGCTCCTTCGTTGTTTGGATCATTTTCACTCGGTCTATGAGCTGTGGATAAAAGTTGGCTTAATTCAAAAGTAAATAGCTCTAAAGCTTCTTTTGATCCGTAAACCTTTTGTTGTAAAAACTTGTATCTTTCTTCGTTCATAGAGTTGGTACTCCGCTAGTTGTGACTTGAGTACTATAATTCGATGTTACAGATTTTACATTATTTTTATGAAATGTCAATAATCTCCATACACCTATGCACAAAGCATCTAATTTGTTAGGGGAAAGTCCACCTAATCTCTTTTTTATCTCGGCTTTCTTTTCTATTCTGAAAGTGTTGTGGGTTCTGGCTTCCTCGGTTTCTCGGAAAGTAGTAGCACGAATTTCTAAAGAAAGTTCTTCCTGCTGTCTTACAGAAAGTCCCGACACTCTTAACGCTGCTCTTTGGAGGGCATCTGCTGTCAACATATATGCTTCAGCTCTGGCGTTATAATAAACAGATTCCTCTAAAGCCTTTCCTATATGTGGAACTATCCCTCGGTTATTCCATTCTTCTTTTGGAGCTCTGAATTGCATGATAGCTCCCCCTACACCATTGGCATCCCAAACCTCTTCTGCTGCTCTTTCCTCTATTTTATACTTAGCTATTCTCTGACATAGAGGTTCTGGAGCTACTGATTCATCCATGAGTAAATGAGCGTTAATCACAAAATCCTTATCCATATCTAACCTAAATACGACTGAGTTATCAGCTCCACCTGCACCACAATCTATTGATAGGATAGAAACGTAAGGATTAAAATTCTTCGGTGTAGGTAGGTATAAATTGTTTAAAGCTCTTTCTGTAAATACTCTGTTAGCTCCTCCGGTTGGTTGATACATGACATCTCTTGCCCAACCCTCAGGATCGAGTTTCCTCTTCTCCTCTAAGGCTTCCTTGATTGCAGGTTCTAGTGCCTCATTCTCCCAATAATCTATACGGACGTAGGTAGCATTAAAAGTATCAAAAAACACTCTTGCCCAACGTGGCAACTGGTTCGATAGGACGATAAAACAATCAAAGTGTCTGATCATAGTATATAAAGCGGTGTTTCCGGCTTGCTCGTTCCACTTTTCTAACTCTTCTAAGATTAGAATATCGGCTTCGGTTTGGCGTGCTTTTGAATCTACTTTGTTTAAATATTCGATATAAAAAGGTTCTCCATTGGATAGGATTCTGATTGGACGGTCTGATTCACGTGAGAATAAAACAGGTTCTTCTGCTTCTTTTAGAATACTGTCAATTAAAGCGGCGGTATCTTTGGATCCGTCCTCTGTAATAGTGGCAAGCATAGCACTCTGAGCATATCCGTCTAGTATCATGGATATAGAGGCACGATAAGCAAATTGAGATTTTCCCCCTAGTCTTGATCCTTCAATTACGATGACGTAAGGTTTAGGGATAAATTCAGGTTTTAATCCTGCTTTTTTAGCTTCTTTTCTATACTTTAGAGAGTTAGCCAATGTTGGATAGTATCTTATAAGTTTCTTAGGGCAATTAGCTAAAATATCAGGGACGGATAAAATCGTTGTCATTCTTCAGTTTCCTCATTTTCATCTGATAATACTATAACCTGTCTTGGTCTTGGTTTAACATCCGGCATCGTTGGAGGTAGTTTTTTATCAAGGTATTCTATTATTTTTAAAACTGAATTTAAGGCACTTGCCCAAGCTGCCGGAGTAGGATTACATCTCAATTCCTCTGCAACTTCCATTGCCCAAGGAAGTAAGTCCTCTAGTTTAGAATCTTTAGTTAAATGAGTTTGAGGTTCTGGTCTCCACTCGTCCCTTTCTCTGGTGTGGATAAGTACCCCATTTTTAATCTCTGAGGTAACTCTTTCCCCTCTTTTAGTTTGCCCTCTTCCTGTGGATAAAATCCCATGTTTAACCCTGTATCGGGTAACACGCTCTCTATTCTTCCGTCTTTTTTCTTCTAATTCTTCCTCTGTAAGCTCTTTCATCTTTTCCCTAAATATTAACTTCGACTATTTCTGAGTTTATCTTATTTTCGAGAATTGTCAAATATTCTCTGAACTCTGCCTCTCTTTGAGTGAAAGCCTCCATATAATCAATTCCTTTTCCATAGCGGACTAATTTGTAGCTTCCATCCTCTTGTGAGCAGTATAAAATATCAACTCTATTTAAATTCCCTACATGGATTTGCCACTGAACTTGTTCAATAGTTTCAGGTTTTTCTGAGTCTGCAACGGCTTTATAAAATGCCGGAGGTTCAAAGTTCTTAATCTCCAAGCAGATTCTTTTATCTCCTTTTATGACTAATTTGTCTGGAGAAAATCCCATTAAATCTCCATTACGGACGAATAAAACATCTAAAAGGTTTTCATCTGTCAACCCTTCAATTTTTTTGTAGAGTTCAGTTGCAGGATGTTCAAAGACTAAACCTCTTTTGATTTGAGTTTTTTCTGCCCAAACTGGTTCTGGTTCTTGCCAACTCGTCCGGCGTTCTGCTAGGATTTTATAGGCTAATTTTTTACAACCTTCTCCTAATCTCTCTTCAACCGGAATCTCTGCCAACTTAGCTTTACGATCAGCTACACTCATTTCTTGCCAAGCCTTAGTACGTTTTAAAGAAGATACTTTTTGAGAATCCGTAAGGAAGTCATGAGCTGTTGAAGCTCCTAAATAACCACGTTTTAACTGTAACCATTCAGGGTTGGTAGAAACATCAAAAGACTCAATGAAAGCCTTTTGCCCTTCATAGTTTAGATTTTTATACTCTGAAATAAAATTGTTAAAATTGAATTTTTCTATGAAATGTTGCTTGCCTGCATAAATTTCGATATTGTCATTAAGTTTCATTGCTGTACCCTTTCTTTCCGTCCGCTGTTAAAATCCGGACAGGGACGGCGGCACAGCGGATGACAACCGCCCCTGATGCATTAAGCATAACTAATAATAACATGGATTTTTTAAAAAGTCAACCTTTTTTGTAGTTGTTGTTTAAATATATTTTAAATTATATATATAAAAAAGTTATCCACATTATTTTAACTTTAAATTAACAAGATCTTAACAAGGTTATTCTTGAGCTTTAGTTACCTGTAAAACAATACCATTAGCCTCGATAGTATAGTTATCTGAGTTAGTATGTGTGACAGTGTATTTATTGACTTCCTCTGTCATATCCTTGTCTGAAAAAAACGTGTTTTAATACTTCTGCTAGTGTCATTTATCTTCTCCATAGAATTTAAGTTCTGATTTCTTGGCAGGGGTGAAGTCGTCCCAATGCTTTCCGTCTTTACATTCGAACCAAGGATTGCCATAAGTACAGTCTACACTTTTAAGAATAGATAGAGTTGTCTTATTTCTTTTACCTCCAAACCACCCTACACAGCCTATCATATCTTCATAATTGACAGGACGTGTGATTTCTGTTTTATCGTGCCAGTTTATTTTGATTAAATAATGCGGAGCAGTAGCAAAACACTCTCCATTTTTATCAAATAAAAAAGTCTCGTGTTTACCTCGTACTATTTTATAAGTTTTTTCTGGAAATATATCCCAAATATCCTTTCCTTCTACATCAAATTGTTTTTGTGTCATTTATCTCTCCTTGTAAAATCAAATAAAACTACTCCCCAAGAAAGTATCATGCCGACAATAAAACTCCCAAAAAAATCTATCCAAGATACCTCTTTATATTCAAGTTGTTTGCTAAGTATTATAATAAATGCCCATACACCACCAACTAGCCATAAAAAATCCCATACTGTCATTCTCTACCTCCTATGCCATTCTTTCGGAGCGTTCTCTTTTTTAAAACACCCCATTTTGTTGTAAAAGTTTTGTTGCGTATTAACGAACTCGTAACAATCCTCATAGCTTGGAAACTCAAACATCGGGACTGTATCGAGTAACATTCCATTCCAATTAGCAAAGACGTATAAGACTGCTACCCACATTAAATTTCTCCAATTTCCTTTAATGCTTTTTGAGCGGGTTTATAACCAAAATCTTCTTTCCATTTTCTGTGTCTATAAATCGGTTTGAAGCTAGCACTTTCATCATCGTATATATTGTACCAATTTTCACAGTTTGCATATTTCTCAAGGCATTCAACAGCAATTTTTAGCTTTTCCTTATCTGTCATTCTCTGCCCCCTCTTTCATTCCATCTCAGAAACTCAGTTAGCTTGCGTGTACATTCCTTAATCATATCTGGGTTAGGTTCTGTACCTATCCTGTGATTGACCTTACAATAGTTAATATAAGCGTCTTTCATCAAATCTTCGTGTTTCAGGCGGTATATCTCTTTCTGTTTGTCATCTGGGTATAGCTCTGTTGCGTCTACCTCGAGATGATTCTTAACGAAACTTACCCCTCTTTGTATCCCTGTCAGCTCTGGTGTGTCGATTACATCTTGAAAGTAAATCTGGTTACCTTTTGCAACTAGGATTGAAGTAACATCATCATTAAGACATTTAGTGTATATTTGAGATATCATTTTGCTCTCCCACAATAAATACAAGAATACTCGTGAAAATACTTACATTTAGAACAATCCGTTCCAAGACACTTGTCGCTAGTATAAAAGTCATCAGGTGCATAGCAGTATTGAGCATATCTTTTCTCAAACTTATGTATCCCTAGTAGGCATAAAAGTTTTCTAATCATCTTGCACCTCGAATATTTTTGTTAAGGTTTTTGCTAATCTGCTATACATAGGCTTTCCTTGTTCGTATTTTATATCGTATATCGTTGCAGAAAAATTATTGTATAGCCAAAGGAATAGTACAGCCGAAAGCTCATCATCGTTAAAATAATCGTTAGCGTATCTTTTTATAGTTTTTTTAGACCAATGTCCTTCTGCAAGTTTTTCTGTATCTAGTATATATTTACTCATTTTTAATATCTCCAATATGTTTTGCCGTTTTTTTCAATAGTATATCTGTCAAAAAGATACTGTATATGTCTTGTTCCTTCAAAATCTCTCACTAATTGCTTCCACAATTCGGGATTGCGTTTAAATTCGTTAATGTTGTATTCCGTCTGGATGTCATATAGTTCTTTAATAAATTTTTTTTCTTTTTCTTCTTGTCTTTCTTCTCTTTTTTTATTACGAAATTCTATAAGTTTTTTATATCTTTCTTTTCTATCAAAATATGCTTCTATCTTTCCCCCAATATAAAAAAACAAAATAAGGAATGAAAAACTAAGAAACAAAGCTGTTATATTTCTAATCATTCCTTAAACTCCTTTAACTTGATTTCTAAACTTATTTGGCTAAAATCTTCTTCTCCATATTGCAGAAAGTATTTGCCTGCCTCAGAAAATGATTCATCTTTTGAATCACATTGTCCTGAGGCTTGTTTTATTCCGTCGATTTTAACTATCCATATCCATATCATAAATACTCTCCATAATGTTTCTCTAACCATTCTTTACGCTCTGGGCTTAGCTTTAAGACTAGCTTGGCAAGCTCTCTTACAGCTTTTCTTACGTTCTTAAATGCTCTTTCAGTATACCAAGTACCTTCTTTGTGTAATTGTTCTTGAGCAAATTTCCAATCTTCATAACTCGGAACTTTATCAATAATCTCCACAATATCAGAAACCTCTGTCCAAAAGTCCTTTATTACCACATCACTTATACAGTCATAATCTTCTGAATAATCTGTTGGGAATATGTTGCCAAACTCATTTTTGACATAGTAATATCCGGCAGGTAGTTCCCCTTTTTTCCATTGTTCAGTTAGTGTCATTTTAGCAACTCCTCAATTTTTTCGATAAGTTCTAGCAAATGATTTTTATAATCTGATTCAGCTCTAAATACGTCTGCTTTAAGTATGCTGTTTGCATATCCTAAATATTCCTTTAAGTCCTTAATCATCTGCTCTTTAGCCTCTAACTGGTCTCTCAGTTCCATAGTGGCTACTTGTTCTAAGAGTTCTTTATTCATCATCTCTACTCCTCATAAAGTGCCTGTATGATTGTTTTAACCTTTTCAGGTAACACATCTCGGGCAATTATAGTTCCATCAAGGACTACCCACCCTGTGTTAATATCAAACTCTAGGCAGTCTCCATCGTGGTTGACTATCGCTATTGACTCACATCCTTCTACATCGTCATCAACCTCGATATTTTCATTGTCCTTATATTTTTCTTTTACCCAGTCTATTAACTCTTTTTCAGTCATTACTGGTTTGAATACTATATCATTCTCATAATCAGGCATTATTTAATCTCCATCAAACTTTTAGTCCAATCATCAGCAGGAGCGATGTCAAAAGCATCTGACAGACTTTTTGCCGGAGTTATATCTCCATATCCTCTAACCCACATAATATCAAATATTTCAGGCTTTTTCACATAGTAACACCAGTTTCCATCTTTATTCATAGCAACCCAACCTTTTTTCATAAAAGGTGTTATTTCGTTTATTTCAATCATTCTTCCTCACTTCCATTAAATCTGTAATCCCTTGTTTGCCACCAATGGCGAATCTTTCTAATTAACTTTCTCATTCTATCTCTCCTAGATAACCAACCCAATAAACGGAATTTCCATCCATAAAGAAAGCTCCTGTCTCTGTCTTCCCTTCGTAAGTATACCAAATAAACATACCCACGATCAAACTAAAGACAGTCCAAGCTGTACTAAAAGTTATCCAAGCCTCTCTCTCATTTCTTTACTCCCAAGAGTTTATAGATAAAATTTATTAAGATTCCTCTCTTTACGTCTGCCGGAGTGTAGGCTTTAGCTGCTCTGACTTGATTCAATCTATTGTCCATTCTGATAACTCTCATAACCTTATCGTAAGCAGGTTTTCCCTTATACGCCCTCTCATTACGCTCCATCTTACTAATATAGGAAGAGTCTACCCCTGTCAATCTTTCCATTTTGGCTAAGGTTAAATTATGTTTTGTACGGTATTCTTTAATCATGGTTAAGTTCTCCTTTTATAATTTCGATTGCTTCATCTACCGGAGTTGGATCCGGCGTTCCTCTAATAATACACATAGTCATTTTAAGAAATGTTTTGGATTTTTGAAGTTTTTTCTTCTCATCTTCATTGAAATTCTCGTCAACATCTCTCATTAAAATCTTACCGGAAAGTAAATCTTTAACCCTATTTATAAGATCATCGTCTCTTAACTGGGTATAAAGCTCGGTTAAATCCTCTTCTACTTCGTCCGGTAAGGTGTAGCCAATTAACTTAGCTACGGCAACCTGAATCTCTCTTGGTTGTTTGAAGAAACAGGTTGCTAAACTTACGTATTTTTTAGGCTTGGCTTTCTGCCCTAGGTAATAACGTACCATAGGAATAGTTATGTTGAGTTCGGCTGAAATCTGGTCTTTAGACTTTCCTTGAGCCTCTAACTCATGACATCTAATAATAAGCTGAGTATTTTGTTTACGTCCTCTACTCTCTACGATCATCTTTGGTCTCCTTTACTATCTATATGATCTTCTGCATAAAATCCTGCTCCCTCATCAAAGAAGCTAACTAAAATCTCGTGTAGTAATCTAAGGTCTGAAACCCCTCCCATCTCTCCAATGTATTCGAGATGATTTTTAGCCTGCATAGCATTTCCCCAATACCAACGTTTATTATTAGCTGCGAACTTACGATACATTCTGGCGTAAACTCCCCTAACATTACCGTTGTTATTCTCCATACCTAATTTTCTAGCAAGCTCGTTTATCTTGGTTATAACCTCGTTACGTGCCTGTTTGCCCTTAGCCTGCAGGACTAATAGTTCAGCTTCCTTTTCTTTCTTCTGGCGTTCCTTATCGGCTTCTATGAGGGCATAGGCTAATTTAAGACTCTCATTTATAGTCTGGCGTGGGTTAATCTGAGCTGTTATCTCTTGAGCTTTCTCGATCAACTCTTTTCTTAATTGGTTGGCTTTTTTAGTACGAAGTGAAATTAAAACAAACTCCATAGCTTTTTGAGTTAATAAATAATCTTCAACCCCGTTCTTACATACTATATGTTGGGTGTCTTCCGATGGAAGACCACTATATATTGTGTTTTTTATATAATCTACCCCAATTTCTATCATTTCGTTGTCTAAAATATTTCGTCTAATTGTGCGTGCAATGTTCTTTTTATCAATACCAGAGCGGATTAGAATGTCCCTAGCACTAAACATAAACTTAGCATCTTTATTTTGATCTGTTGTAATGAGTTCGTTCATTGTAATTCTCCTCTATTCCTTATTCTATATGGTCGCCGTCCGTTGGAAGACACCCTTCGAGGTGTAACGTTTGTAACACATTTGTAATTCTTTCCTTTAGACGAAAAAACCTCTCATCTGCTCCATTATGGTTATGACACTTCGGGCATAATGGGACTAGATTAGATTGATCATATTTCCTTGAAGGGTTCTGTGTTCTCGTTTCTTCGAAATGATGTACGTGTAACTCTCCTGTAGCTCCACAAAGTAAACACTTATGTCCGAATCTATTTAAACAGATTCTACGTGCTTCTGCCCATAAACTAGCTGCTTTTTTACTTACTTTTCGGATAGGACTCTTTTTTAGAGTGTAAGATTTAGCTTTAATAGTAGAGTTCCAAGCTAATCTCTCTCCTTTTTTAAGGCGTTTTTCAGAAATTTTTCTTATCATGGCGGCAACTCTCTATTAAACAAACTATCCCGATAATTAAAATTACCCACAAATTAAACCCTGAATCCATACCCTGACAATCACTCTTAGATTCACAAATTATAGTAGGTTCGTCCTGTCCGGTAAAAGTCTCAAGATAACTCATTTCTTTTCTCCAACTGCAAAATATCCTATCAGATTGTCTTTTCTGAACTGAGTGAGGTAAACTCTTCCCTCTTGTAACATGGTTGTTGCTAAGTGGTGTAGTTCCTTTTCTTCATCATTCATGTGAATCCCTACTTCTACAGTCATATATAAAAAGGATTCATTCGGACATAAATGAGATAGTATGATTTTCTTATTCTCAAACGTACTCATATTAACTCCTCTGCTTCTTTCAAAGCCTTCAGAAGTTCAATACTAATATGTGTAGGCATATTATCAAATTTATCTCTAAGGTCTTCAACGGCAACGTTTTTTGCTGTAACTCTACTCATTAACATTCCTGCATAAAATTCAATCAAGTCTTCTAAATCTTTTTTAATTGCATATACCATTTTTAAGCTCCTAACCAAGTGTCAATTCCGGTGTTGATCATTTCTCTAGCTTTTTCGGCTGCTTTTTCAGCTTCCTCTAAATCGTCAAAATCTGAGGTAAGCTCTAAAGCGTCTGCCAATTCGCAATTATCTAAAGTTTCTGTGTAGTCGTAAAACTCAAATACTAAATTTGTTTTTCTTGGATAATTCCCTTGATTTGTAAATTTATTATTTTCAAACCACCAAAAGAATTTATCGATCTTCTCTTTGAAGTTTATATTATCGTATTTTGTCATGATTTTTTTTCTCCGCTGTTAGTTAAAAATTAAACCATAGCACCCATACACAAAGAATATGAGCATTAAAGTTGAAACAAAAGTTATTGCAAAAATATCTAAGATTTTCATTTTATACCTCCGCTGTATAACCTTAGAATATCACATAAAAATATAATGTCAAGAAAAAAAATTAAATAATTTACAAATTTTTTTTAATTTATTCTAAGTTATTGAATTTGCTCAATATGGTGTTGCCCTTCCCAAACTCGATTCCGGTTAATTTCCATTTTTAATTGGACTGCATTTATAATTGCCTGTCTCTCGAACCTCTCCAATCCTAAAGTAAAGACACATTTAATTAAATCTTTCCAAGGCTTATAAAACCTAGCCAATCCAATTATAGCTATTAGGGTATCCGCTAATTCCTCCAACGAGTAAGAGGCTGTATATTCCTCGAACTCTTCCTTAACCTTTCCCCTCTGTTGATCCAAAGTAGGGTTAAATTGTTTTTTATTCCAATGTGCTATACTGAGAATAGTTTCCATGTCCTGTGCCTCCATTACGTGCTATAGCCCTTTTATTTCCTAATACTTCTCTTTTGCGTTACAATCTTAGTAATATTTAAGAAATTGTAAAAGAAATAGGGCGTTTTTAGGTATATTAAATAAAAAAATATATACAGGCAAAACATATAATGTCCCTGTGGATAAATTTCTAATTTGAGCTCGCAAAGCTCTTTTTATAACTGCATCTGGGTTAAGTCGGGGAATATTACACCACACTCGCAAATAACCCAAATAAAACAAGCCGTTTTTTGAGGTTGTGATAGCGTTCACTAAGTCGGGGACTACATACCCACACGCAAATAATAAACGCTTCCCTAGAGGCTTATTTTATAACTTATCATAAATCTCACTTTGTGTCAACCTTGATTCCACGATAGATATAGGTTAGATAATCGTTAATCGTTGTCTGTTTACCATCTAAACCATATTGTCTAGCAATTTTACGCTTCAAGGCTGAATCTTGTTCTATTTGTAAGCCTAACGCTCTATTAGTCCATGCAATCGGCTTTTTAACGGCTGCCGGCACTGCTTTTGATAGTTGATTGTAGGTAGCACTGACTAACCAATCTGCAGGCTTACGCTTCATATAATCGTTGTCAAACTCTACACTGGTAAACGGTATATCGTTCTTTAGTCCTTCGATAGCTTTAATAAGTGAAGGTTCAACCTTTTTACCATTGGAGATCATATCAAACATTGTGAAAGTGAATCTTAATGGGTTAGCTAAAGCACCAAAGGATTCGACACTTACCCAAACTCCACCAATTTTAACTGAATCGTAAGGTTTGTTAGGATCGTATTTGTGAGGCGGTTCGTAAGGCGGTTCATAATCCAATCCTGCCATTAAATAGATCCCTACTATAGAACTAAATAATCCAAAGTTAGTTAAGGCTATTGAATCTTGTATAGTCCAATCCTTTTTAAGTCCTGTCCATTTTCCGAGTAATTTAAACGGACTACTAACCGCTTGGATTCCCATTCCTACGATATTTGCAGGGACTTTAGCAAACGGCATAATTAACGTACCCAAACCCTTATGTCCACCTTTACCAATCTCAACAAGGTTAATGTAGTCTAAATAATGTCTAATTCCGGCTGAAATATTAGCTAATGTTCCATTATTTGTGAATACGGCAATATGACCTGTCATGATAGCTTGAAGTCTGGCTTCCTTTGCTCTCTGGTTGACTGAGTTCATCTGTTTATATTCATTAAATAACTCTAAAGCCTTCTTTGGATCCCCTTTGGCATCTTGTGAGGCTATTCTGGCTAACGTGTCAACGTAAGTATGAGCTCTGAAATAAAAGTCTGACCAACCTAAAAGCCTCATTGGAGATAAATAACCTAAAGCAGATTCAGGTTTCTTGAATTGCCAATGCTCACCATGTAACCTAGAAACATCGTCCGGTTTATTATCCTCGGATAAGTTATGCCCTGATTCAGCATAAATAGCTTTTAAGCGGTTATATTCGTTCTTGAGTACGTCTCCACTAATTACATTAGCTCCATAGTGTAAACGTGTGGCTGCTCTGATTGCTACGTTATTAAAGAAGTTAGAAACAGCGTTCAAGGCATGAGTGCTAGGACTAGATAACATAGCTGAAGGAAGGTAAGTCCCTATTATCTTATCTACGAAGGATTCAGGTAAGCCTTTCTGATTTACGAAGTCCTGCCATGCTCTAATATCTTGAGAGGCTGCTACGGCTTCCTCTGTGTTATTGGAATCGATAAACTTCGAAGCCTTTTGAGCCTTAACAGATAGATCCATAAGTTTAGCTTCGTCCATTGGAGGCATTTTACCTTTTGCAATTTGTTTTACTACTCGGTTTGCCCAATCAATGAAGGCTTGTTTATCTTTGGCTTTCTTTATTCTGATTTCCTCTTGTAACAATACGGAATCATCTCCACCAAACATAGCTTTAGCATCTTCTATAAATTGAGTGATAGCTTTATCACGTTCTACCGATTCAGGTTCTGTCTTGTAAACCTTATCTATGTTCTTGGAGATAAACGAATCAATATCCCTATTCCACAAATTAACTGCATTATCGGTCTTTCCGTATCTGACTAAAGCTGCTTTTTGAGTTAAGGCTTTGTTAATCTCAACGTAACCCTTTAAATAGTAGTTTGTATTTACATCATTGGTTAAACCTGCTGATTTAGAGGCATACGATCTATAGATTGCGAAGTTGTGGTAGAGTTGATTATATTCAGGGGAATTTGGAGCATACTCATTCATCAAGTTTAGAATTAAGACTGCTCTGTCAATCCCTGTGTTATTCTCTACATAGCCTAAAGATGATCCTGTCTCCTCTTCATATCCTGAAGGAATAGGATTACCGAAAGCAACCCTCTCGGCGTTCTCTCTGTGAGATTTAATGTAGTTTTGAGCTAGCTCATCCATTTCCTCTCTGGTATTTGTTCCTCTACCGATTCTGACATACTGAGTGAACTTCTCAACCGGAGATTTCTTTCTTGCTTGTTCAGCTTCGATAGCTTCCTTGTATGCACCCTCAACCTCTGGATCCGGAGTGTTTTGGATATTGATAGAGGCTTGAGTTGTCTCTGGTGTTGTAGGTTCTACCGGAGTTTCTCCTATGAGTTTCTCTCTTTCTTTAGCTTGCTCTGGGTTAGAGGGGATAATCGTTCCGTTTCTGTTTGTCTCGTTAGTAAACGTTCTAACTAACGGAGAATCAGCTAACTCTGGCACTAAAGAATACATATCATTAAAGAAGTCTAAAGATTCTTTATTAAATACTGAGTTGTGATAGTTTCCCTTATCATCCTTCCAACCAATACTTAATAACTCATTGTACTCTTTAGGACACCAATCAAAGAACATCTGCATAGCAGGTTTTGCACTTTCCGGAAATTCTGCCTTATTAAACAAATAGGATTCAATCATGCGTGCAAATTGCTCTTGCTGTTCTGTTCTTAATGAACTTTGATCTGCTTTAATGTCTAGAATACCTGATAATTGACTAAACCACTCATTAAACTCTGGCGTTCCTGCTCCTGTTTTATAGAGATTAAATACTCTATCTAAAAAGAAGTGAGCAAACTCATGCTGCAACGTTCCAAAGTTAAAACTCGATCCTATTACAATAGTTTTCAGCTCTGCATCAAAGTAGCCGTTTATGTTTGCTTTTCCTCTTTGATAAAACTTCTGTATAACCTTAACATCATCAGGATTAAAGATAACAAAACATCTTCCGTCTGTATTATCATAATATGCTATACCTTTAACGCCTACTTTTTCTAACGCCTGAGATGCTAGTTTTTGAGCTTCATTTGTTTTACTTTCCAAGTCATCAGCATTAACTTTTTTACTGTAATAATTGACTAGCTCTCCATAAATATCCTCTCCTGTTGTTTCATCGTCAAGAATATCATTAACATCTTCATTGTTGAGCTTTTTAATTGCTTCTTTTACGGTATCTGTTTGTTCACTAAACGGCTTTTTTTCTTCTATTAACTGTGCATCTTCAGGAATGTCAATCTCATATAATTTTCCTTTGCTTTCAACATTTGGCAAAAATTCATTTTCAAACCATTTCCACGTATCTTTGGAATAATCTTCTCTATCCAATTCTTTTTTGTTTTGTTTATATGCAAAATCCAAAACAATGTTAGCTTTGTCATTTTCCTTTGCGTTTCTTAATTCTCTTTCTACTTCTGCGATGTTTTTCCCTTTGTATGTGATGTTCTCATCAACCATACTCCTATAACCAGTTGCAGGGGAGACTTCAGCACTTGCATACACTCCATAGCCGTGAGCTAGCCCTACTTGTTTACCCGCATATTTTAGGCTAAACTTGCCGCCCTCAAGCTCTCTGCCACCGTGCCAAGCAGGTTGATAATAAATATTATCCTCACCAATATCAAAAGTTCCTCTGTTAGATGTGGATTTTATTTGATTAGGCTCAAAAACAGCGTATTCTGTCGCACCTGCGTTATAATCGAAAACACCATCATACCCTTGTTTTTTCAGCAAATCTACTCTTTCTTCGTTTGTTTTTAGTTCATACCAACCATCAGGAACATCCTTACCTATATTAAAAACGTTCTCTGCTTTCAGATACACAGGCATTGTTATACTGCCATATTCTCTGCTATATTGTTCGCTAGATGAAAAATAGAAAGCAGGCAAACCCACACTACTGTCTGCTTTTGTCTTATCAAAAACACTAAATTCGACATCTGTACTATGATAAACAACAAGCGGTCTGCCTTGTTCATCAACTACCTTGCTATCTCCAAACCATTTATAAAAGTTCTCTAAAGCCTGTTTAGACTTAGCTATTCTTTCTCCGTTAGAGTTATAAACAGTTCTCTCTTTGCCGTCTATCGTGATTGTCTCGCCCTTGTATTCAGGATAAACCTCATCTAAGCGTGCATTTTCATCTGCTAAGTTGAATTGTTCTTGGAATAACTGAGATTCTTCCGGTTCTACCTTAATTGTGCCATAACCTACATTCTCAACAGGGATTCTGTTTAAAATTACAGCTTTCAAGTTAGAATCTGTACACGTTCCGTCTTTATCGAATTTTGAGCTTGTTAGAGGGTTATTTAATAAAACTTGGTTAGTTATATCCTCTTTGCTCAATTTTGGTAGTGAATCAGCTAAAAAACTGTCTTTCTGACCGTCAATATAGCTCTGGTGTGTCTGTACATACTGTCCAATAAAATTAGAAAGTTCTGAGCTATTGTTGGAGAAAGTCATAGCATAGAGTAAAGCATCAGCATTAAAAGTAATACCTTCCTCTATATCTTGTTGCTGTACAGTCGGAATAAATTGTCCTCTCGATCTCATCGAAGCGGATTTAACTAAGGCATATCGTAAATCCTTTTTAATCCCTAAAGCAGGGTTGCTCTTGGAAAATTCTACGATATTTCCCCCTTGCATAGAAATTCCCTTAACGACTTTCTGATTTAATCTATTAGCTAGGACTAATGAATCGAAAGTTCTGGTATCTCCAATAATCCAAGCTAATACAGCATCGTCAAACCTACGTTGTAAAGCTAATAAATCGTACTGTCCATTCTCTCTAATATAGGCTTGGCGTTCACTTAAAGGGAGTTCATCAGCAAAAGTAATTGGATCTGAAACACCTTTCTTTAGTAACTTAGCATCGTTCATGGCTTGTCGTGCATGATCGAAAGCACTCGTTTCTGAAACATTGGAAGCCTCGGCAATAGCTACCTGTTGCTCTGGGGTTAAATCGTCTATTGTTTCACGTACTAATACCGGACGTTCAATTCCCTCTGTGTTGTAGCCTAACTTGTCAAGCATTTCTTTATAACTGGTATTGCCTAACTCGTATGCTCTACGTAAGGTCTCCATTCTTCCGTTACCTGAGATAACCTCTCCATTCTTATTGACTACCGGAGCTCCGTATTGAGTGTTTGGAGATTCTGCTAACTCTTCAGGCTTTAGATTGGCTGCTCTGTTCTGTAAGATTGCATCGTCTGTAACAGTTCCTCTCGTGCGGTTCTGGAGTTCTTTTAGAGTGTAGTTAGGATTTACCTCTCCGGCAATATGTGAAGCCTGAACTTTTGCCATAGGTTTTATTACATAACGGACTGGGACTTGATTGTTCCCTACATAAACAAAACTCTCTCCTCTTTGTGCTTGTCTAATTCCGTTAAGGTCTGCCATGATTTCAGGTTTAGAACTAGCTAGGACTTGGTTGTCAAGAGTAGCTTTTCTAGTGTCCATTCTGGCTTTCTCAATAGCATTATAAGAGGTTAGGTTGTTTAATCTTAATTCAAGTACCTTAACCTGTTCTTTTAAGCGTCTTACTCTTTCTGTGGCTTGAGTAGCAGGCATACTACGTAAGCGTTTTATCTCTGCTTTTCTATTCTTAATTTCAATTCTTAATGCTTTTGGATCGTCCATGTTTGGAAGGTCAATAAATAAAGCATTTTGATTGGATCTGAATCTCGTTAAATCTAATAACTGATTCAATGGCATATGTGTTCTGTTAGAAAGTTCTATAACCGGAGCAACCATAGCTTTGGCGTTCATTTCTGCAAACTCTCTTACGTTTCTGTCTGGGAATCTTTGTTCCCAACCTTGAGAAATGTAGGCTTGTTCTACACCATCAACTAATTTATTCCATTCCTCTCCAAAGTATGTTTGGAGTGAGTTACGTCCTTCTAATTCCTTAGTTATAAAGTCAACTGCATTTGTTAAGGTATTATCGGCAATCTGGACTGCTTCTTTCTGCTCTAATCCTTTGTTCATCAAAAGTGAAGCCATATCTTGTCTTGCTTGATAATATCTTGCTACACCGTTTTCTAATCCTGTACTAGCACCACCGAAAGCACCACCTAAGATAGCTCCATAAACACCACTGATTAAGCTATCCTGAAAGCCTTCGTAAAAATCCTTATCTTCCTTGCCTATAATCTTTCCAGTTGCCCAAGAGGCTTCCCCTTGTAAAAATTCCTCTAAGCCTTCCCCAATTGATCCTTTTACGATTGCCTCTCCTACACTCTTTTTAGTCGCTGATTTAGCACCTTGTTTAGCTAAAGAAAGCCATGCTTCACTGATAGATTGCTCTACACCTAAGCCTTTTTCAATCCATCCTGCTACAGCTCCGTAAGTGTCGGCTGCAATAACTTCTTTTAAACTCTGTCCTTTATAGCCTGCTTCGTATATCTTACCACTTTCAATGTCTTTAGATACAAACTCTTGGCTTAAATCTCCTGCTTCCTGAGCTCCCATGAGGGCATATCCTAAACCTCCAGTGGCTAAACCCATTAAAGCAAATTCCCCCACTGATAAAGCACCTGAAGTCAAATTAGCAATAACAGAATCAGCAGTTCCTTCTTCTGTCTGTCTCATTTGTAATAATGATCTTTCATTATTCATTCTTATAGCACTTGCTTCGGCAATAGCTAAAGCCTGTCTTGTTGTAGCGTTTGGATATTCCATTCCTTGAAAGTGTCTGTAAATTAAGTTACGGACTGATTCTGGAGCTTGTTTTAATCCTAAATACCAACTTTCTGCACCTGCTTTTATCTTTTGTCCTGTTGTTGCTTCAGGGACTTCTGTGAGGCTTTTCTGAATATCGTCAATTATTTCTTGGTTGAATCTAAATCCTCTTACAGCATCGGTTAAGGTTTTATATTTTGGAGCTTCAATATCTTTAATTGGTTTAATATCTCTAATATCTCTACTTGTAGATATAACTGAGGTATTTACTGCATCTGTTAAAGTGAAGTATTTTTGTTTTTCAATCTCGTTCATTTTATTTCCTTTCTGTGCCTACATCAGCTGTAATAAGATCATCTTCGGTATAACCCTTAAATTCGTAAAGAGTTCCTGCATAACGGAAAATAGCTTGTTTTCCATTATCTAAATCTCTTTCTAATTTTTTAAGGTAATTTGGTTCAATAATATTAGATACTTTCCAACCAATAACATCTTTGTTTGCCCTGTCTAAGATAGTCTCTGCTTGATCGTATAATTCTTGTCTCAATCCTTCATCTTGAGTCTGTCTCATTTTCGTTCCAATTTGCACTACCTGTTTAATGGCGTTTGAAGCTATTTCTCTTTGGCGTTTAATAATTTCTTCATCTGTATATTTGCCACCTTTAATAGCTGTTACAATGGAAGTCGGTTTTCTTCTTAAATCCTTCTCAAACTCAAAATCTCTCGAGTATTCAAAGCCTCTTACTCCTAACAGTTCCTGTCTCTCTTGCTCTTCTAATCTTTCTTCTTCTGCAGGTAAATCTACATTTTTAACGATTTGTGATAATAAATTAGTGCTATCGACAAGTCCCATTGTTTGTCCATATAGATTGTCAACGGCTGAGTTATAGATTATACTATCTATAATTTCATCGTTTTTATCATCGCTTCCATATTTCTCACGATATTTTTTAGCTGCATATTGAGCATCAATAACCTTTGTTAGGTATTGTTCGTTATAGTTTTTGTTCCCATCATACTGAGTGTCTGCAACTTCTACAATAGAATTAAACTGTCTTAGAAAGTCCACATCTTCATTTGTAATGAGCATTTCTTGTTTTTTTGTAGGTTGTAGGACAATTTCCTCAAACTTTTTATATGAATCTTCTGTGAGTCTTTTCTTGGCATCTTCTAAAGCATCTGGAGATTTTTGGTAAGCTGCACCTATGATGTTATAATCTCTGGCTTCGTTTTTAACTCTTTCGTCTTCCTCGTTAAGTTCTTTACGGCGTTTTTTAATTTTATTATCCATAGCCGTATATTCTTTGGAGGTTAAACCTGATCTTTCCATAAATCCTTTTTTGTCTTGAAAGATGGTATCATCAAATTCTGCCAAATTATCATAAGACATTTCAGAAATATTATCTAAGATAAGATCATTCATTCCATAGTTTTCAGTCTCTATGGCTTTTCTGAGTGCTCTGTCTCCAATAATATAGTTTCCACGCAAGTTTTTAGCCTGCCCTAATGCTTTAAGGCGTGCTGCTTGTTTATTACGTTGGCTGATAAGAGCATCCATTTCTTCTTTAGTTACAGGCTGTCCATTTATATTCTTTCCCGTAGTAAGATATTCTGCAATTATACTGTTGGTTTGTTGGATTCCGTTTGTACCATACAAAGCCTCGTTAGTGAGGTTTAGAATCTTTTGTGTGTTCTCGGCATCCAGTTTTTTGTTTAGGTTATTTCCAACTTTAATTTGGAGTGTTTTTACTTTATCATTAGCTAGAGAATAAATATCTTTTTGAGTGTCTTCACTTAATCCGTTTAATCCTTTTTCAAACCCTGATTTAATTAACTCGTTAAATCTCTTTGGATTATCCGGAGCTTCGTTGTAAGCTGTCTCCAGTACACCGTTAATAAGTTCTGCTCTACCAAGGGCATAGTTTTGTTCTGATAGTTTAGCTGTTACCTTTGAGACATTGTCTAACATTTTCCCCCAAATATTCGGAGCTTTTTTCTCCGGTGTAGGCATGACAATAGGTTTCCCTTTTAAGGCTGCACCTTGTCTTTGATAAGTTTTTAGAACCATAACCCCTCCTAGAAAATAAATTTGAGTGCTGTGCTAAAAATTGAGGCTGTCGTAGCGTTTCTAGCCTGTTCTACAGTGTAACGTTCATTCTGAGCAGCTTTCCTAACATTCATAGCATAATCAAGGTCTAATGCACTTTTTTGTAATGCTCCCCGTTCTCTAATATCCGTTATATCTCTGCTCAAGTCAATACCTCCTTTTTGTTTTACACCTGTTAATGCTTCTGAACTTAAATCTACATTACGTCCTGCATACATAGCTTCTGCTTGTGCCATGTTCTCGGTGTAAGCATCTGTCATAAGAGATTCTTGCTTGGCAATATTAGTGTCTATAATCTTCTTTTGAGCTTCATATTGTGAGGCTGTAGCCATAACATCTTTAGTATACTTATGAGCTTGTTTTATTGCTTGGTTTGCATCATAAATATCTGAAATAGTAGATCCTACGCTTGACCATCTACTGATTTGTTTTTCTCTTTCAGCTTCCTCTAAATGTTCTCTTCCTTGCTGTACTTTGTTTGGAGCTGTATATCCTTGAATGCCTGTAGCACTAATTTTTACTGGATTAAATGAATAATTAGTAGTGTCTTGGTATGTATTTACACGACTTAGAAAATCAGGTGTTAATACTGCTCTCGCTTTATCAATTATCGGTGTTTGGATTTGTTGCTGTGTATATTTAGCACCAATTTCTCCTAAAAAAGAAACAGCTGAGTAAGGGGTTGCTTGGTCTGGTCTATAGATTGGTGTTTGTTTTGTATCTATATAGGTTTGTTGAGTAGTTGAGCTATTTTGTGATTGGTAAGCCATTTCTCCTCCTATGCCTCTATTTCAAGTTCCATTGATAAAATCTCAACCGGATAATTGTCATTCTCTAAAATAAATCTGCAGTCCTTGAGTGGTCTTGTTGGTCTAATAAAGATAACTAAATCTCCCTCTCTTCTTCCGTACTTTCCGTTGCAGGTTAAGAATTGAGTTTGACTTTCCGGTGTTACTGCTAATTTAACAGAATTTAAAGTTTTGAAAAGTGTTTTTGTTTCATTTCCAATGTTAATTGGGTTTGATTCGTATGTAGAATGGATATTAAAACCAACTTCTGAGATTGATAGTGGTTTCTCTCGTGCCGTAAATGTTACTTTATTATTGGTTACTAAGTAGTTTCCAACAAGGATTCCGTCCCCATCATACACATTTACTTTTAATCCATTATACTGTGGATAAGGTAAGGTTAATTCCCCTAAAGCATAGTTATAATAGATTATTGGCGAACATAAAGAGGTCTTTTTACTCTCATCTGTTCTCTCTATTGAGGTGTAGCCATTACGAACTGATAAGAATAAGACGTTCTGTTCACATTGCATAACTTGTAAGAATTGTACGTTTTCTGACTCCCTAGAACAAAAAGCCTGTACATCATGCTCTTGTAAATAGTTTCCTATAATCATTCTTCCTTGATCATCGCAAATATAGATTAACGTGTCATCTTGAGAATCTAATCCACGTTTTAGTATCATATCTGAGATTGGATTGTCTAACAGATTTGTAAACAGGGTAATATATGGTGTCATGAAGGTAGCAGATTCGTAAGAATAAGTAAATCCAATAATACCCTTTCCGTTCTTTGGAGGGAATAAGGTAACACCATTTGCAGCAATAATAGGTTGAATACCGTTAGTTCCAATCTGTGAGTTTCTAACAAATCCACTTGTACGAGTTATAACCTGCTCTTGCATTAGCCATTCTGAGTTTGATGTAAAAATCTGAATACCGTTATTAACTAGGACTGATAAAATCTCTTCCTTCTCGATAGAACCTATTACGAGTTGGAAAGCTGAATTGTCTAGTTTCTCGTCTACAAAATCATCATAAATACCTATTCTTGAGAATATCATTTGTGAGCGGTTATAACGTGTCCCTGCTATGATTAGTCTTTGTTGATAGAATAGGATTCTAGTCGGGTAATTCGTCGTTAGTGAAGGGTTATTATCTGTTGAAGGATAATCCCCATCGAATACTTTAACCTGAGATAATTTTAATAAGAATCCTGTTTGGTTGTCTGTAGATACTTTAGAATCAAAGTTAATTATTGTCTGCCCTGTAAATGACTTAACAGTAAAATCTTGTCCTGATTTAGTCCCTGATAGGTCTGTAATAACCATAATACCGATAGCATCTAATCCGTCAAATTCGATTCCAATTAAAATAGCTCTTGCATATTTTTCTGCATCAATTCCTGTTGGAGCTGTAATTGTGCATAAGTTTCCTGTTCCGGTAACTTTAATTGTTCCTGTGTTTGCATTGGCTTTCCAAGTGGTCGTGTATTTGCGGTCTACTGCTGTTAATTCTACATCTACCCAGTTTCCAGAAACGTACTCCCAAACATTATTGTTCCAAACATCTATGATGTCATTTAATTCTGAAGGTGTGAAGGAAGCACTTTCCCATACAGTAGTAATATCCGAACTGGTTATATCAATAGTTAATCCTGAACCTGTTCCTCCTATTGTTGCTATGTTAGTTCCTGCAGGATCTATTGTGAATTTTTTATCTGGCACAATGGTAGTAAGAGTTGCACCTACGCTTAAAGAATCAATTCTGAACGAATCTCCATTGGCTGTCGTTACAATATCTCCTACTTGGTAGCCTGTCCCTAAAGTGTTAATTGTAGCTTGTGAGATTACAAAAGTCTGTACGTCTTCAGCTGATACTAAACGAGAAACACTCCAAGGAAAAGTAGTATTAGGATCTGCTGTTCCTGAATTAGCGTAAACGTAGTCTCCTATCTGCACACCTAGATTCTTAGGAAAAGCAGGAAGTCCTTCATTTCCCATTCTGTATAATACTGGATCGATTGCTGGAATAGAGATGTTTGAAGCCTTTAGGATATTTGAAGCAGGAATAGAAAATACTGCTGCAGATAAGTTAGGAAGTGAATCTACGTGCAACCTGATTAAAGGATTGTCCCCTAAACATAATAAAATTAGCTCTTGGTTTTGAGCTATTTGTAGGGTTTTATAGTTATCTTCTGTGATTTGAGGAAAGCTATAGATGTTTGAAATAAGTTCCCCATATTGATTAAATAAATAAACTGTGTGGTCTGTAGCATTAAAAGCAAAAAACCCCTCGGTATTATCCCCTAAACGTACTCTGGCTAGTTTAATCTTTTTACCATAACCGAAAGTATATCTTAATGTAGTGGCAATTTGAGATTTAATAGCTCCATATTTAGAGTTCTGCCAATTAGTTAGTTCCTGACATGAGGAATCTAAGATTCCGATTTCTGTACGTTCTATCAGTTGTGAGCTAATTTGCCCTTTTGATACTTTAATGATTTTCTTTTTATAAAATCCCATAGCTAACACCACTCTGTAAATTGGAAGATACTACTTGAAATTGGATCTTTTTGAGCCATCTCATAATCTTTGTTACCACATTTAATTAACATCTCCTGTAATAACTGATTGAAGTATTGTTTTCTATCTGGTGTTTGCCCTCCTAAGTCTGAAAGTTCACTAGCAATAAATATCTCTATAAAATCACAAACCCAAGGATCCATTTCCTCTACTTCTACATCTTTGCTTACGTAAGCCATGGTTAGTGTTTTTAGATTTGTACGTAACATTCTGCCGACTATATCAACCGAGTTCTGGCGTGGTTGTCTACGTTCTGCATCTTCCCAAAAACCGACTGCAATAATAAAGTCATCAGGGACAAATGATTCATGTTTATATCGTCTGTCTTCACAAGAGGTCGTATTTTCTAGGTTATAGGTTTTATACTTAATAGCACATCTCCAAGGATAAGCTGCTAAAGCATTTTCTTTCATATTATCAAACATACTTAACACGAAGTATTCTGGGCTGTTAGCAGGCGGTTCGTCTAAAACAGGATCAACGTTCCACTGCCAATATTTAAGAAACATATCTCTAAGTAGGTGTTTTTTATCCATTTTGAGCCTCTTGTTTTGCTATTTCTCTGTTTGCTATATCTTGCTCTTTTGCACTATTGATTGCCATTTGAGCTTGAATCTGTGCATTAAAGGCATCTTGCTGTGCTTGATCCGCTTGTGCTTGTGCTTCGTCAATTTCATCAGCGGTATAACGAATATCAATAGGCAAGTTGTAAGCATTTCCGTATGCCTCCAATGTTTTACCTCTGTTAAGTGATTGCCAAATAGCAGCAGGATCAAACTGTCCAACCATAGAAATATATCCGTTAATCTTATCAATTAAGTTGGTATCTAAGGTTGCATCGTTGTTAATCTCTACGTCTATCATCGCTTTTAACTGTTCTAGGCTGTAGGAAACAGTTCCGGCAATCTCACGATTAAACACATCATCAAATAAATCCCAAGCAATTCCCTTAATAACTTCGGTTAATTTAGAAACATTCATAGACACCATTTCGTCTTGAGGATTAGAACGAGCATAAACCTCGGCTGCTGTCATTTGTCTCGGGTTGGTTGGTAGGGTATAATCTAAGAAAGTTTGTTTAATCTGTAATTCTTCATCTTGAATCTCTAACTTAAAGACTTCTGTGTCTTTAGAAAGAGTAACAGGTTGCATAGCGTTAATGTCTCGTACGTTAATTATACCGCCGGGTTTAAATTGAACGTTACGATCCATGAAATTCCCTGATTGTGTTAAAAACATTGGGAAAGCAAACGGAATTAACTCTAATTTAACTTTTACATAACTGTTTAATCGTTTCATAGCAGGTAAAGCAATTAAAGCTACACCTGTTCCGAATGGCATATCAGATGCCCTCGTCCAATGGAAGAGATGATATGGAGAAGATTGATAGGTTCTATAAACTAACAATTCTTCATCAAATCTCAAATAATATTCCCATAAACGAGTTTGTTCATTGAAAAATAAAATATCGTTTAGTTCGATCTTTTCGTATTTATTAACACCATTAACATCAATTCCACCAATCTTTTGTACCCCTAATAACTCTGGGAAAATAACGCCAATTTTACAAGCTGTCATTTTGTATCTACGGCAAACAGTTTGGTGTGCTTCTGTACCTAAAGAATAGTCTGTAAACGGAATCCTACGAAAGCGAATACCGTACATAGTATCTTCTCTCATAATCATTCCAGTTCCACAAACTAAATCATAATAGGATTCGTTCAACTCATCATCTAAGTTAATTTGATTTTTTAACTCGTTACATTTGTCTGACATACTCGAACAGAAGTCTCTCAACTCTTGAATATATGAAGAATCAAGAGACTTCTTGGGAACAAAAGATATGTAAGGCTTCAAGTAGGGAGACAATTTATTTTGAACTCTAGCCACAAAAATATTTGTTCCATTCTTTCCGGCTTGAGTATAGAGGGGAATCTGTTTGTTGTTTGCAGGGAATCCCCCTTTTACTCTCCAGATTGTATTACGTTCTGGCTGTGTATAAGCCATAGCTTCAAAATAGCAAGAGTTCCAAGACTCTTTCGATGTCTGACACTCTGCGGTTAATCTTGATAACTCTACACTACTAAGCATTTGTATTATCCTAATTTAGATTCTGTTTCGTCCGAAGTTCTAGCACCTGCTCTTACACTAGAGACGCCAATTTTCTTTCCGTATTCCCTACGAGCAGTAAGTAAAGATGCACGATTTTGTTGGTAAGCTCTTTCGTTAGCTGCTGCTACTTTCTGATTGTATTCCTCTTCCTTGATTGCTTCCCCTACTTTAGTTGCTTTTTCTTGCTTCATCGCAAGCCTACCTGCATTTGCCTCCTGTGCTGTTTGATGTACCATCATTCCTGCTGCTGCAATACCTAAAGGTCCACCTAAAGCAGCTGCTCCTGCAGCCATAGCTAATTTACCCCAATCTCCACTTTTAATAGCTCTTCCGGTGTCCCTAACTAGGTTTATTCCTAAAGCATGAACAGGAAATACAACTTTTAATGCCTTTTTAAGACCTTTGAATAGTCCCATTTTGTTCCTCCTTTGCTTCCTGAATTGTTTTTACCATTGTTAATAGTTCTTCACTCATCCTAAGAATACCTCTCCTTGTTGACCATCTAGAAATACACCCTGTCTTTGTTTTTTCTTCTCTGTTTCTTTGTTCTGAGATAAAGATAATAAAGAATAGTCTTTAGATTGGATAACTTCTCCGGCTGTATTTTCGTTTCTTACAGGTGTTCCTTGTAAAGTTGTACTTTGTGAAGGAGATGTTGTTTTCTTCCTAGTCATAAGAAATAAAGCGGCTGCTCCTTTACTTAAGCCAAATTGACCTCTGTATCCTTGACCTAGTGCATAACGTAAAATTGCTTTCATCTTTTTATCCTAACAATATTTGACCTTGGTGTTCATCAATAGCAGCAAAGTTGCTTGTTCCTAAATTCTGAGAATCTTCTTTCTTTCCTTTCTTAAATGTCAATAATCCGGCATTGAAAGCTTTGGTTTCTCCTCCAACTCCGTATGTGTTATTAACATTTCCTGCTGTATTTCCAGATGTTTGTTCTGTACCCTGCTGTGTTTGTTTTTGCTGTTGTGCTTTTTGTTGTTGTGCTTGTTTCTGTTGTTGCAATACAGTATAGATTGCTATATTTCTTGCCATTCCCATTTTATCATTCTCCTAAGTAAGAGGTGTAAAGAAAAAAAATAAATCTTTTTCTTTACACCATCTCAATTTAAGCCTTCGGTTGATAGTTAGTAGCTACGAAAGCCTTGTCTGCTAATTGATTATCTGCAGCTGCTTCAGTCGGAATAACTGCCTGAATACCAGAAACGACACTAGAAAGTGCTAACTGATCTTCAGCAGATGCTCCAGAAGGAATAACTGCTTGAATACCACTAACAGTCGTTGTATCAACCAATTTATTAGTAGTGCTTGCTGAGCTAGGAATAACACCCTCGATAGCTGTTACACGAGTTGCTAAAGCTGCCTCTGCACCCTCGCTATAAGCTGTCAAGGTTAAATCCCCGTTAGCGTCTGCAACTGCATAATATTTAGTAGAAGCATAAGCTGTGATCAAACCACTAGAATAAGTGATATTGATAACTTCAACCTGATCCCCTGCTTTAACTCCTTCTTCTTGAGGAATATAACCTTTAGAGGTTACAGTATCAGAAGAGAAGTATTGCCAAACTTGAGGAAGAGGGGAAACACCGCCAATATGCAGTAATTTAGTTCTATCGTATGCCATGTTCCCTCCTATTCTACAGCTGTTGCAGTTAAAGCACCATCTCCATCTGCTACCATATAGTATTCAGTACGAGAATAAGCAGTGATTAACTTGGTAGTATCATTACGAGTGATAGTTACTTTAGTTACATGATCTCCGTCTTTTACACTTCCAGTTGCCGGAAAATAACCTTTACCTGTGATTGTGTCAGCTGAAAAATATTCCCAAGTCTGAGGAAGTGGAGAAACACCGCCGATATGTAACAAATTTTCTCTTTTAAATGCCATGTTTTTAATCTCCTTAAAGTGAAAAGGGGGAGGTTAGTCCCCCTTAGTTAGTTAGGCAAGAGGTGTCGGATCCATCTTGATTCCGATAACACCGTTAGGATCGATGATAGCGGATCCACAAGAACCATTAACCTTGAAGATAATCGGGTTGCCTTCTTTAGTCTTATCCTCGAAAATACGAGTTTCGAGACCTTGATTCATTGCAAAGCCAAGACGGCTACGTTTCCAAGCAAAGCCCATTAAAGAGGTGTCTGCAGCTGTCGGTAAACCAACAACGCTGTTAGCACCTTGTTTGCCCATGAAGCCAATCATAAAGCCACGATACGGAGTCCAACGAATTTGTTCATCGTTATCAGAACCCTTCATAGCACGATCGATTAAATCTTTACCATTGACTAATGACCAAATTTCATAGAATTTGTTGTCTTGCATCAAGGTATATTTAGCTTCAGGCGGTAACAACATGAATTTATCGCCTTCTCCCCAGTGATGATTGTCAGCAACCAAGTTTACACGATCAATCATTTCTACATCGAAAGCATCGCTAGAAGAACCGACTTCCATTTCGGTTGTGTCATAGTTCTGTAAAGCATCTAAGATGATTTTTGTGAAACGATTTTCCATGCCATGAACAACTTTAGCAGCTGCCAAAGCACGCAAAGAAGCGGCAGAGTTAGTAGCATTTAAATCTTGTGGGAATAATTTAGCAGATTGTTCATAAGATTCAATGTTAGCTACGATTGTTTGAGCGATAATATCGTCCGGAGCAATCGGAGAACCTTTAGAAACAGTCGGAGCAATTCCGTCAATGTCTGCCAATGGGAAACGAATTGAGTTACCAACAATGATACCTTTATTGTTAGTAGCCATACGTAAGCCATGAGTTGAGTTTAAAAGTAAGCGTTGAACTTCAGGATCAAAAAACCGAACGTCCAACAATCCAGATGTGATAGGATCCATTTTGATTTCCTTTCCTATGGTTAAAACAAATTAAGTTAATAAAGTTGTCTTTGCTGTTGTTGGGGTTCTTAAAAAAAAGATTGTCCCATAGTAAAGGTCTTTGTGGATATTTTAAAAAAAATGTTTGACTCTGTCAATAATTTTTTAATTTTGAGTGGATAATTATTTCTCTATTAGTTTTTTGGTTATCATTTGTTGTAATATATGATCTTCTATTCCCTTGTTTAAGACACAATGAAATTTAGGTTTAATATTTAGAATTTCCTCACAAAATTCTTTAACATCAGATACGAACTCTGTAAAACTTTCTCCATGTTCGCTATGTGAGCTTAGAGGGATTTTTGTAGTAGGAAAATAAACCCCATATATGCCCTTAGTCTTAACAACGTAAACGTCTTTTTTTTGTTTCTCTAGGTACTTCTGAGCATCTCTTTCTTGATTCTCTGCAGTATAGTCTGGGAAGTTTATTCTTTGTTCCATTATTTTTCTCTTGACATTTCTAATAAAACGTTTAATATAAATAGCGTCCTTTCGAAAAAAAGTATTATACGCTACAAACCCCAAGAGGAAGCATTAGACTTCCTCTTTTTATTTATCAACTGTTTCCATTTTGGAAATAGCCTTTTCTTCACAAAAGCATTTACGTTCTGCAAACTCTTCCTTCTTGCCTTTGTTAAATTCACTTACCGGACGATGATAACCCATGACACGTGTCCAAATTTCTGTCTTTTGGCGTTCTTCGTCTTTTAATTCTACTTCGTTAGCGTCCATTTATTTCCTCCATTTTAATCTCCATTAAAATACTCGTTTAAAAGTGGCAACATAGTGAGTTGCTATGCTTTCGGGAGCTACCCTAGCCACAATAATTTTATATTATTTATTATGTATCTTGTCAAGTTTTATGGCACAATTTAAAACATCCCCCCATGTAATGACAGTATATAAACAATTTTCTTTTATTTCACTACTCTTCATTGTCGATGAGCAACTTGAGCACATAATCAGGCAAAGTAACATCATAACACCTACGGCTATCTGAATCATCGTCTTTATGCTCTTGTATGAGCTTTTTGAGCTCTCCAATTTGCTTACTGGCTTGTAAACTCTTTTCATTGTAATTTTTTACCTCCGTCTCTAAGGCTGTTTTTTCTGCTTTTACTAAACTTAAATTCTTTTCCGCTGTGGTAAGTTTAGAATTTAAGATATGAGCCATGATAGCGAAAAAAACTGCTATTGTAGCTAGTATTATAGTTAAGTATTTCATATCCACCCCACCACTAAACCAAATAAAGCACCATGAATTACTTCTGCTAAGTTTTTAGGATCGTTTAAGGTTAGTTTCTCCATTATTTTATTTAAGTATAAATCAGGGAATCTGAAAAATAACTTATGACAGAATAGGTAGATAAAATACTGAAACGGCATTAACAGTAAAGCCAACCATGAATAATATAAAAGTGGGATAGCTCCTATTGCATATCTGATTAACGAGTACCAAAAATCATAAAAGCCTACATATTTTTCTTTTCCTAGTAAGTCATAAACCCAGTCTAATGGTATTCTAAACCATCTATTATAAGATTCTTTAGTCTGATTGTGATTAAGTCCGGCATCTATAATCTCTCCTATTGCTCTGCTCCAGTATTGAATAACTACCCAAATACTAATACCTAAAGCGATTAAAATAGATTGCCAATTCCATTCACATAATTGGAAGGTTAAAACTAGGATAGCGATTATACTTTGGATTGTCCGAGATAGGACTTTTTTAAACTTTCCCTCTCCGTATAACCTTCTCCAAATTCCCCAGAAAATAGTGCTTAACATTTATAAACTCCTGTTTCTATTGCGTGTCTGTTACGTTCAGCTCGTGCAGGGACTTGTCTGGCATATTTAGAATCCATTAACTCAAATCCGGCTTGTTTATAAAAGCCTGTGGATAAATATTTCAAAAACTTCTTAAATTGTAAAAGTGAGTTAATCCCTAAATTAAATACTAAATCAATTAAAACATACTGTCTATCATCGTTAAGATTCTTCCACCAAGGGATCTTTCTGTTTAATGTTTCAATAGCCTTGTCTATATCGTGTCTAAGTAAATAAAAAACCTGTTCTTTTGTTATCGGCTTTTCTCGGCAGTTGTGACCGATAAATTCTAATTCTTCTTTAGTTAATGGACAATCATCTAAATTATGACCAACACCGATTGTTAATTTCCCTGCTGTGCATCTATAAGGGGATTGTCTAAACCCCTCGTTAAAACATAGTCTTTGGATTATAATATCTTTGCTTACCATACAAATCCCTCATTTTTCAATATCTATTCCGGTGTTGTCTTTTATCTTTTTTAGTGTAAATGTTGTTAAAATTTTAAAAACCTTATTACCAGTGGCACGATAAAAATTCTCTAATACTGAATAAAGCTCAATACCACAAATAATAGTTGCTCCGAACTTTGCTAATCCACATTCCATAAATGTTATTATTTCAGCATCTAAGCCGTGCAAGAGAATAACGCTTGTCGAGTACATTATTACTTTGATAATGGTCTTTTGCATTTTGTGAGATTCTAAGTGTTTACCTTCTTTTAATGATGCATACATTCCCGAAATCATATCTGCCAATACAAATATCAGCATCCAAAGCAAAACGACTCCGACGGGCTCAAAAAAGCTCGCCAGAGCCATTATTAAATAAGACCATATTCTATCTATGTCTAAATATTTCATTTTTTCTTTCCCCCTTTGCAAGCCATTTTTACCACCCCCTCTCT